AAGAGAAAAGACACCCTGCCGCGCTCTCTCTCCCTGAACCGGAGCATGACCCCACCGATTGGGCGGAGCTTGTCGGGGGTGTCCCGTGGTTGGCCGAGCTCGCCACCGTTCCGCCCGATTCCACCCCGCCGCGATACATGACGGGCCCTCACCCCCTCGCGGTGGGCTCCTACGGGCCCGATTTCGCCCGGTGGCTCGAGGAGCACCCGGGCATTCACCCGCGGCGCACGACGGGGCTCCGGTGGTGGCAGCTCCTCGTGGCGTACCGGCTCCTCGAGCATGACGCGCACGGGGTGTTGGTGTGGCGAAACGTCCTCATCACGATGGCCCGGCAAGTGGGCAAATCGTGGTTGCTCCGGGCCCTCGTGTTGTGGCGGATCACCCAAGCGGATCGGTTCGGGGACGAGGATCAGACGGTGATTCACATAGCCCACCGGCTGCCTACCGCCTCGGAGGTGTGGCGGCCCGCGGCGAGGTGGGCCACCGGGCAGTCCTGGCGGGTGAGGTGGGCCAACGGTGAGCAGGTCATCGAGTCACCGGAGGGGGGGCGGTGGTTGATCCGGGCCGCCACCGATGGGGTGGGGGTGGGGTTCGCCCTGTCGGTGCTCGTGGCGGACGAGGCTTGGTTCATTGAGAGGTCTGTCGTGGAGGCCGCCGACGATGCGTTGACGGAATCCTCGAGCCCTCAGCTATTGCTCATCAGCACCGCGGGCGATTCCGCCTCGGATTTGTTCGGCACCTACCGCGGGCAATGCCTCGAGGAGCTCGAGGACCCGACCAACCGCCTACTGGCGGAGTGGTCCGCCCCCAAGGGCTCCGCGGTGGGGGATCGGGCCGCGTGGCGGGCCGCCTCCCCGATTTGGAGTGACCGCCGTGAGGGGGAGGTGCTCGACAAGCTAGGCAAGCAAACGGAATTGGAGTTCCGGCAGAACTACCTCAACCAATGGGTGCCGGTTGCCCATGGCCGCCCCGCCGAGCCGGGGGCCCCCGCGTTCACCCCGGGCGAGTGGGAGGCCGTGGGCGGGTATGTGCCCGCCGCCCCGGTGGCCGCCGCCGTCGAATCGTGGTTCGGGGAGGGCACCGCGGTGGCCCTGGCAGCCCACGACGAGGCCGGGCGGGTGGGGGTGTCATGTTTCCTCGTGCCCACCGCCGCGGAGGCCGCCACCTACCTCACCGGGGTGCCCTCGGTGTTGGTGGGCAAGTCACTCGCCACCGACCCCGCGTTTCTCGAGCTGCCCACCCGGGCGGTGGGGGCCACCTCGAGGCAGGCCGTGGAGGGGCTCCGCCGATTGTTGGCCGAGGACGGGTTGCGGCACGACGGGGGGGCGGCCCTGGCGGGGCAAGTGTTGGGGGTGCGGGTGGTTGCGGGCCCGGACGGGCCGCGTGTGCGCTCGAGCTCACGCATGGATGCCGTCAAGGCCGCCGTTTGGGCGGCCCAAGAGTGCCGGGCCATGGCCGAGGCCCCCGCCGTGTTCTAAGCCCCGGAAAATGCCGTTTCCGGGCTCCTGGCGGGGTGTTGGGGCCCCACCGGGGGGCTACCCTCGAGGCATCGGGCACAGTGTCGGGCCCTCACCCCCCGTTGGTCACGTGGTTAGGGCCCCCGACAATGGCAAATCCTCGCCGCTCCCGCATCCTCGAGCGGGCCGCCTACGCACGTAACCCCGGAGTCAATGGCGGGTTCCTCACCAATGACCCGGACGGTTTCCCATCCGATATCCCCCCCGCCATGTGGTGGATAGGGCTCGACAGCGGCGGGGGAGCAACACCGATTGGCCCCAACGGGCCATGGCCGCACGGGTGGGGTGGGGCGGTGCCCGCCGTGACCCGGGCAACCGCCCTCATCACCGGGCCGCTCACGGTGGCCCCGTTCCGGGTGCTCGACTCTGGCACCGAGCTACCGCCGCCGCGGTGGCTCCTAGATCCGATGTTGGCCCGCCCGGATGCCCGCGTGGGTGTGCCGCTCGCCGCCTCCGCCATGCTCCGGGTGCGCTCAACGTTTTGGGCGGAGTGGATACGCGCCGCGCTGTGGTTCGGTCTCGGGGCCATCGTGTGGCTCCCCGATGGGGAGGGTGCGCCGATGGCGGGCACCCTCGGGGTGGTTCACCCTCAGTTCCTCCACACCGCGGAGGTGGGCGGGGCCCTCGTGTGGCAAATCGACGGGGGGACCGAGGGGGATCGGTGGACGTTCGACCGTGACGGAGTGCTCGAGGGTGGAGAGTGGCGAATCACGGTGCTACGTAACCCGCTCTCCCCGGTTGACACCGAGGGCATGAGCCAAGGGGTGTTCGCCATGAGCCCCGGGGTGTTCTCGCTCTCGGGCAACATCGAGAGCTACCAAGCCGGGCAGTTCCGGGCCGGGGTGCCTAACGGGTACCTCAAAACCGACGTGCCGGGGTTGACCCAACCCCAAGCGGACAAGCTCAAGGCCAAGTGGCTCGAGAATCACGGCTCGAGCTCGAGGCGGAGCATCGCCGTCCTCAACTCCACCACCGCGTTTGTGCCGCTCAACCTCTCCCCGGTTGACGCCGCCCTCGACCAAGTGAAACGGCTGAATATCGCCGATTGTGCGTTTGCTTTCGGGCTCGACCCCATGACGTTGGGGGCGGGGCTCAACAACTCCGCCACGTACACCAACCTCCGCGACGCTTGGGAGAATCACCGCGATTTCGGGTTGGGCCCGTGGATATCCGGGGTTCAGGACACGCTCTCCTCGCTCCTGCCGGGCACCCAGACGGTAACCGTCAACCTCGACGGGTTCGCCAACCCCACGTTGGCCGAGCGGATCGCCGCCTACACCGCCGCCCTGGCCGCGGGCATCCTCACGCTCGATGAGGTCCGCACCCTTGAGGGCTTGCCGCCCCTATCACCGACCACCGACACCGTAGGAGGGCCCACCCCATGACCGCCGTTATCGCCATCCCCGACACGGTGCCCCGCTATTCCGAGGTGCAATACCGGGCCGCCACCGTGGAGGCCATAGACCCCGATGAGGGCACGCTCCTCCTCCGGGCCGCCCCGTATGACGTTGAGGCGCAACTAACCCCGGACCTTTGGGAGTCATTCGCCCCCGCCACGTTCGCCCGGGCCACCGAGGCGCCGCACCGCGTCAAGCTATTTCACAATCACCCCTCGATGGGTGGTTCCCTCATCGGGCACGCCCGTGAGGTGGATGATCGCCCGGATGGGGTGTGGGTGCGGGCCAAGTTCTCTAACACCGCGGCGGGGCTCGAGGCCCGGGAGCTCGCCCTAGACGGCTCCCTAGATCAATGCTCCGTCGAGTTCCGGGCCCTCCCGTCGTGGTACCGGGTCACCCGCCGCCGTGACGGGTTGCATGTGCGGCACTCCCGCGGGCACCTCCTGGGGGTGGCCCTCGTGCCCCATGGCGCCTACGACGGGGCCGCGTTTGTCGCCTCGGTGCGGGACTCGAGCGCCGACCACCGCCGAGAAGAGGTCATTGCACGGCTCCGGGCCATGCGCGCATAGTGGGCCCTAGCGGTTTTGCGAGTCATTGCGGGCCCCTCGAGCATCACCGAGGCATAACCCGCCCCGACAGACACCCCCGTGACACCTAGCAATGACTAGACACGGGGAGACACCCAATGACTACAACCGTTCTCGAAAACATCCGCTCCGAGCGTGACGACGCACGCAACGCCGCAATTGCGCTCGCCGAGGCCGAAGATTTCAACCCGGACGACCCGACATTCGTTGATCTACAGACCCGGGCCGACACCCTCGATAAGAGGGCCGCCACCCTCTCCGACCTCCTGACCAAGCGGGACGCCATCGACGCCCGGGACGGGCGGGCCGTCAAGGCACAGCGCCGAGCCGATGACCGCGGCGCCGAGCTCCGCCCCGTCTCCTGGGGCGAGGCATTCACCCGCTCCGAGGTGTTCACCGGATACAACGGGCGGGGCACCTCGAGCCGCGTGCACCTCACCCAAGAGCGTGCCCTCCCTACGGGTATCGCTGATCTTGTGGCCGCGGGGTTCACCGGGGGCAAAACCACCGTTGACACCACCGCACCCCTCACCCCGACCCCGCTCCTCAACGTGATGACCACGGTCACGGTGAGCACCAACGCCATCGAATATGTGGCGTGGGAGAAGATTGCGGGCGGCGCCGCCATCGTCCCGGAGAAGGGCAATAAGCCCTCCGCGGAGTGGGGCCCGGTGGTCACCCCCGGCACCCTCGACATGATCGCCGTCTACACCCAACTCACCCGACAGCTCATCGAGGACGCCCCCGCCGTTCGCTCGCTCATCGATGGGGCGCTACAGAATGACGTGCTACGCGCCGAGGAGGGGGAGGCCGCCGCCGCACTCGCCGCGGCAAGCCTGCCCACCGCCTCCGTGCCCCTGGGGGGCTCGCTCCTCGAGGCCATCCGGGTAGGTATCGCCACCGTGCAGGCCGCGGGCTACTCGCCTAACGCGGTGCTCCTCAACCCGATGGATTGGGCCGCCCTCGATATCGCCGTCATGGTGGAGTCGGTCGATGGCCCCGTGCTCAAGTCCGGTTTCTGGGGCTTGACCGTGGTCCCATCCCCGGCACAGCCGGAGGGCACCGCCACCGTGGGCGATTTCCGCACGGGCGTGCAACACTTCGTGCGCTCCGGGGTGGCCCTTTACATCACCGATAGTCACGCGAGCACATTCCTCGCCAACGTGTTTACCCTACTTGCAGAACGACGTTCAAAGACTGCCGTAGTTCGCCCCGCCGCCCTCGTGGAGTGCTCCGTAAGCGCCACGGGTACCCAGAGCGCACAGTCGGCCCCGTCAACCCGCAAGGCATGAGCCGTGTTGGGAATCCCCACGGTTGAGGAGTGCCGTGCGTGGGCGAATGTGTCGGTTTCCTCGATACCGGAGGCCGATCTATCGGCCATCCGGCAAGCGGAGCTCGACCTCCAAGCGCTCACGTGCGAGCTCCCCGATGACCCGGACGAGAGCGGCGGGGAGGCCAACTACCCCGCCGCCCTCGCCCGGGCGCTCCTCCGCCGCGTTCAACGGCAATGCGCAACCCGCAATATTCCGTTGGGCTATTTCACCGACACCGCCGCGGAGTTCGGCCCTCAGCAGCTCGCCTCGTGGGATGCCGAGGTGTCTCGGCTCGAGGCTAGTTATCGAATTCACGTGGTGGCGTGATGCTTTCGGCCCGTGGGGCGGTGGTTGAGGCCCTGGCATTGGTGCCGGGGCTCGAGGTCACCGCCTCGATGCCGCTCACGCCCACCGCGGGGGCCGCGTGGCCCGTGTGGGCCGAGTCCCATTACCGGGGTGGGAAGCTCGCCCACCCCATCGCGCACACCTACGACGTGCGGGTGTTGCTCCCCGCGGGCAGCCACCCAGACACCGTGGACGCCGCGGATGGGCTCATCGAGGCCGTCATGGGTGCGCTCTCCAAGGTGGGCACCGTTGAGACCGTGGGCCCCGTGCTCGTGGTGTTCGAGACCAACCAAGCCACCATGCCGGGCATCACCGCCCGGGTCACCGTCGCAACATGTTAGGAGTCGGACCATGACCGCCGAAACCGGCAAGCTAGGCCCGGGGATTCTCAAGATCGGCGCCACCGGCTCCGAAATCGACGCCTCGTGCTTGGTGAATAACGCCACTATCACCCATGACAAGAATGAGACCGACGCAACCACCAAGCTGTGCGGGGACGTGCGCCCGGGCGGGGTGACCTACACCTACAAGCTCACCGGCAACGTAGATACCGACGTGGCCGATGATGCCGGGTTGTTCGCCCTGTCCCAAGACTCCCCGGGCTCGCAACAACTATTCACGTTCACCCCCTCGAGCGCGGAGCAGACCACCGCCACGGGGACCCTCGTCATTGACCCGCTCGATTTCGGGGCGGGGGAGATGGGCGCCGACCTCACAAGCGATTTTGAGTTTTCGATAGTCGGTAAGCCCGTCTACGACTACGGGGCCACCGGGCCGTGACCACCACCATCAAGGTGGAGGGTGCGGACAACCTACGCCGCACCCTCGACCGGGCGGCCCGGGACCTCGAGGATATGCGCGGCGCCAACACCGCCGCGGGGGCTTTCGTGGCATCCGCGAGCTCATCGGCGGCCCCCCGGGTTACCGGGGCCCTGGCCGCCTCCGTGCACGGTGAGGCCGTCACCGATGGGGCCGAAATCGGCTCGAGCCTCGTCTACGCCGGGCCGATACACAACGGGTGGCCGCGGCATCACATCGTTGCCCAACCATTCATCCGAGAGACCGCGGCCCGGACTCAGCCCACGTGGGTGAGCATGTACGGGGCCAACATTCGGCGCATCGTCGCCAAAATCCGAGGAGCGTAGGCCATGGCCGACTACAAGCTAGCTAGCCCACACCTCCGGGTGTTGCGGGGCAGCATCGAGGCCCCGGAGGTGCTCGAGCTCCAATGCCTAAACCCGGACCTAGTGGCTTTCGACCGGACCCGGGTCAAGCACAAATGGCCCACCCCCTCAGATGCCCCGTTCGTGTTCCTCACCTTTGTGGCGTGGCACGCCGCCCGCCGTGAGGGTGCCATTCCCACCGACCTCACCTATGAGGGGTGGGAGGCCACCACCCTCGACGTGCAGAACATGGCGGAGGAGGAGGACGAGGACGCCACCGCGGACCCTACCCGCGGGGCTCTCGAGCCCGATTGATCGTTGAGCTTGCCCACGTGTATGAGGTGGGCGTGCCGCCCCCGTGGTGGTGGGACGCGGACGACGAAACCCTAGCCACCCTCCTCGAGCTCCTCGAGGAGCGACAGCAAGAAATGAAACGGATTTCACGGAGGAGGTGAGCGGAATGGCTAGCGGGGCAACGCTCGTCATCAAGATACTCACCGACACCGCCCAAGCCTCCAAGGGCATGAAGGACGCGGAGAAATCCACCGGGCGGATGGCTAAGACCATGGCAGGGGTGGCCGGGGCCGTCGCGGGCGGGCTCATCGTGGGCAAGGTGGTGGAGTTCGCCAAGGCATCCGGGCAGGCCGCCTCCGATGTTGAGCAATCTATGGGCGCCATCGAAAAGGTGTTCGGGGCTAACGCCGACATTGTGAAGGGGTGGGCGAACACCGCCGCCGATGCGGTGGGGCTCTCCAAGAGCCAATTTGGCGATATGGCTACCGTCATCGGGTCACAGCTCAAGGGGTTGGGCATCCCTCTCGATGAGGCCACCTCCAAGACATACGACCTCGTGAAGATGGGCGCCGACCTCGCCGCCACCTACGGGGGCACCACCGCCCAAGCGGTGGAGGCCCTGTCCGCCACCCTCCGCGGCGAAACCGACCCCATCGAGAAATACGGGGTGAGCATCAAGCAATCGACCATCCAATCCGCGTTGCTCACCAAGAAAACCGCCGAGCTCACCGCCGCCGCCGCCAAGGCTGGTAAGCCGTTCAAGAGCCAAGCCGATGCCACCAAGGCCGCCAAGGACGCCCTCTCCAAGATGACCCCGGAGGCCCTCACCGCCGCCAAGACACAAACCACCCTCGAAATGCTCACCCGGAAAACCGCTGACGCGCACGGGCAGTTCGCCTCCGAGGCCGACACCGCCGCCGTGGCACAGCAAAAAGCCAACGCCAAATATGCGGATGCCCAAGCGGCACTAGGCCAAGCCCTACTCCCCACCATGGTGCTACTGGCCGGGGTGCTCTCCACCGTCGCCGGTTTCATCAGTCAGCACACGGTGTTGTTTGGGGTGCTCCTGGGGATCGTCCTCCTCATCGGGGCCGCGTTCGCCACCCTCTCCGCGATAATGACGATCACTACCGCCATCACCGCGATTTTCGGGGAGACCGCCGCCGCCGCGTGGCTCGCCGCCCTCGGGCCCATCGGGCTAATCATCGCCGCCGTCATCGCCATCATTGCCGTCATCGTGTTGCTGTGGAACAAATTTCCACCGTTCAAGGCCGCGGTTCTCGCCGTGTGGGCGGCCATCCAAGCCGGGGCTATGGCCGTTGCCAACTTCGTGCGCGCCGCGTGGGCCGTCGTGTGGCCCCCGCTCCTGGCGGGCATCCGCATAGTCGGGGCGGTGTTCTCCGCCGTGTTCGGGCTCATCGGTGCTATCGCCCGGCTCGCCGCCTCCGTCATCGGGTTGGTGTTCCGGGTGGCGTTCGCCATCGTGGCCGCCGCCGCCCGCCCCGTGGTGTCGTTGATAGCCGCGGGGTTCCGTGCCGTGCAACCCGTCATCAACGCCATAGCCAACGCCCTCCGCGGCCCCCTCGCCTCAGCGTTTGCGTTCCTAGGTGGGGTGGCCCGCTCCGCGGGGAGCGTTATCTCCGGGGCATTCAGCGGGTTCCTATCCATCATCCATACGATCACCGGGGCGGTGGAGAGCCTCGTCTCCGCCCTCTCGAGGATCAAGGTCCCCAAGATTTCGCTCCCAAGCATTCCGGGGTTGGGCCGCTCCGTCACCGCCCCCGCCTCGGTGAGCTCGCCGAGCGTGGCCGGGCGCCTTGGTGGCACCCCCCGGGCCACCTCCTCGAGCTCGAGCCCCGTGGTCATCAACATCAACGGGGCCATAGACCCCGAGAGCACCGCCCGGCAGATAAAGCGCATCCTCGAGGGCCACAACCGCCGCCAAGGGCTCACCGGGGTGCTCCGCCCCGCGGGGTTGGGGCTGTAGATGATCGGGGCTCACGCCGTCACCGTCTACCCGGACGCCACCCTCACCGGGGGGGCGGACCTCTCCTGCCTCATCGACACGCTCACGATCAACCATGGCCGTGACGACACGGGCAGCCAACCCGACTCGTCCTCGGTGAGCATTGACTTGACCACCGACTATGACCCGTTGCCCGCCATGGTGGAGATTGGCTCCTATCTCAAGGTGACCACCACCACCACGACGGGCGGCACGTTTCCCCGGTTCCTCGGGCGCATAACCGATATCGCGTTGGGGTGGGAGGACGCCGGGGAGGCAACCCCGGATCATGGCGTGGGCAAACTCACCGCGGTGGGCAACCTCGCCGACCTCGGGCGGAAGGTGGTGGGGGATGCCCCGTTCCCCCAAGAGCTCGACGGCTCCCGGGTGTCACGGGTGCTCGCCCTGGCGGGGATCACCCTTGACCCCCTTTACTCCGACCCGGGGACGGTGCAAATCCTCCCCCGGGATATCGACTCCCAACCCGCTCTCGACGTGTGCCAAGGCACCGCCGCCTCAGCGGGCGGAGTGTTGTGGGAGACCGCTAGCGGGCTCATCCGGTACGCCGACGCCAACCACCGCAAGGGCACCCCCTCCGCCCTGACGCTCGACGCTTGCGATTTGTTCGTGACGCCCACGTGGCGGCGCACCCTCGAGGGGCTCGTGAATGAGGTGAGCATAGGTTACGGGGTGGCCGCCGAGGGTGGGGAGCAACCCCGTTACACGGCAACGAATGACCCGAGCAAGGCACGTTTTGGCCGGTACGGGTACACCGTGACAACCGAGCTCGCCGCCCTGGCGGATGCCTCCGCCATGGGGCAGCTCCTCCTAGTCCGCAACTCCTCGCCCGTGTGGGTTATGGCCGCGCTCCCCGTTGATACCAAAGGGCTTGACGATGCCCGCATGGACGCCCTCCTAGCCCTCGACGTGCACTCGCTCATCACGCTCACCGGGTTGCCATCGGTGGGGGCCGCCCCCACCTCCGCCGTGCTGTGGGTGGAGGGGTGGAAGGAAACCCTCACATGGGGCGGGCACGCCCTCGAGCTCGTGGTGTCCGGGTACTGCCGAACGGTGCCGCCGCCCGCGTGGGACGCCGTTGATCCGTCATGGGTGTGGGGCGGCACCGGGTGGACCGAGCAACGCCGCAACCTATGCGCCAACCCGTCATTTGAGACCGCCGCCACGTATTGGGGTGTCAACGCCACCTATTGGACCAACGCCGGGGCAACCCTGACACTTGACCCGGGGTGGACCGTCGCGGGCCGCCAATCGGCCCGGGTCGATTGTGACGGCGCCGCGAGTCAACAGGGGGTCACCTACCAATTCGACGCCCCCGGGTTCGTCGCCCGCCCCGGCACCACCTACACCGTTTCCGCCACCATCCGCAATGTCACCGGGCGGCCCGTGGCTATCAAGGTCCGGGATACAACCAACCTCATCAACGCCCCGTTTTCGCCCACCGTGGCAGCGGGCCAAACGATCCGAGTCTCTGCCACCATTACCACCGGGGCCGCCGCCAATCCCGTTGTGCTCGTGGGGATAGCCACCGACACCACCCCCGGCGTGTCAACGTTCTACGTAGATGCGGTGCTCATCGAGGAGGCCGCCACCCCGGGAGCGTATTTCGACGGGGACACCCCCGATTACCCCGGCGCCGACTATGCGTGGACAGGGGCGCCCGGCGTATCCGCCTCGACGTTGATCGGGCTCAAGGAGCTGAGCCGCAACCTCGCCCCCAACCCCTCCGCCGAGGGGGCCGGGGGGTGGCTCTCGAATAACGGTGCCCTCTACCCCACGGCGTATGACACCGCCGTCAAACGCTCCGGCACACGGTCGGTTCGCTCCTCCGCGCAAGGCTCCCAAATCGGGGCCAACGGTTCGGCATTTATGTCGCTCTATGAGGTGGGCGGGGCCCCCGCCCCCGTGACCCCTGGGGCGGTCTATACCGTCTCTCTGTGGATGCGGCACAACGTCGCCGCCCCCGGGGTGGGCCGTATCGCCGTGGGCCACACGTGGCTCGACGCGAATAACGCGACCATTGGGGGCGCCTACTACGCCGCCGCCACCACCCCCGCCGCCAATACGTGGGCCCGCTCGACCATCGTCACCGTGCCCGCCCCCGCCAACGCCGCCAAAATCCGCGGTATCTGTAGCGTGTCGGTGCCCCCCGGGCAGCTCATCGCCGCCGCTGATACGGGATGGGTTGACGACTACATGGTGACCGTGGGGCCCGCCCTCGTGGACTATTTCGACGGGGACACCCCCGACACGGACGCACTCGCCTACGCATGGACGGGGCCCGCGAGTGGCTCGCCCTCGACGCTCTCCGAGGTGGCCCGGACCCCCGGAGGGGTTGACCCCGCCCTGACGTGGGATGACCTCTCATGCCTCGGGCCGCCCGCCTACCTCGGGCGGTGGGATGACCAACCCGCCTCGCTCCGGTGGAACCAAGTTTCGCCAACCACCTCATGGGACAACTACGGAGGCTAAGACATGGGATCAGCTACCGCGCACGGGTTCCCATACCCGGTGGGCACGGATCGGGTGATGGATGGGGATAACGCCATCCAAGCGCTCGCCCAATACACGGACGATTACCTAGCCGCCGATTTCGTCAAGGTGCGCCGATTCAACGGCACCGCAACCTCATCGGGCGGTGGGCACATCGCCATCCCCCACGGGTTCGGGGTTGCGCCCACCGGGGCCGTGGTCACCTTGCACGGGGTCACGGGCAGCCCCCGGGTGTGTTTCATTACCTCACTCGACGCAACCAACATCACGGCACAGTGTTACAACCCCGCCACCGACGTAACCATCAACAACACCCCGATTCAATATTCGGCCATCGCGTGGACCGGGCCCAAGCCGTAGCCCACGCGCCACTGAGAGGACACGGAACCATGACCTATGCAGCAATGGGCAAGCTGAGCGACGACACCGCATTTCGGGATCGGGTGTTGGCGTGCTGTACGGAGCAGGCCCTCATTTTCAAGGATGACGGGCGGGCGGATATGGCCGCCCTGGCGGAGTCGATCATCGCTAGCCAAATCAACGCCCTCGGGCTATTCGAGCTCGTGTGCGTGTCGCCATCGTTCGCCGGGGGTGAGAGGTCCGATCAGATTGAGGACCCCGATATTTTGGCGTCGGTGCAGGCCAATTGGCCCGTATACGCCGGGGTTGTGTTCCCATCCGAGCCCGCCCCATGACGTGGGTGAGCCGGGCCGAGTGGGGCGCCCGGGCCCCATCCGGGTCGGGTAACACCCTCAACCCCCACCCCAAGGGGCACGCCATCCATTGGGAGGGCCCCACCATGGGGGTGCCCGCTCACTCCGCGTGTGATGACACCGTGCGCGGCATACAGGCATTCCATATGGATAGCAACGGGTGGTCGGATATCGCCTATAACATCCTCGTGTGCCCGCACGGGTACCAATATGAGGGCCGCGGCAAGGGCAAGGGCTCCGCCGCCAACGGCACCACCCAAGCCAATGCGGATTGGTACGCGATATGCGCGCTGTGCGGCG